ATATTTTGCTACCCAATCTCCATGAGTAGAAAGACCTGTGCCATAGGTTTCGTTGTAATGATCTTCGTTCTCAATGTAAGCACCAACTGTTACTCTTGCTGGTGATGGAACTGGTAGTTCTAACACCAGCAAGAGTAACAGTTGGACTGTTTCGTGTTGCGTAGTATGATGTTGAAACTGTTGATTGCCATGCATTAGAGTTATGGCAAGCAGAAACTTTAAGTGAATTACCTAGTTCACCTGGATATTTTGCTACCCAATCTCCATGAGTAGAAAGACCTGTGCCATAGGTTTCGTTGTAATGATCTTCGTTCTCAATGTAAGCACCAACTGAACCAGAAGTAGCATTGTTTGCGCCACTGACTACACGGTTAACATAAAGTGCATTGCCGTATGAGAGGAAGTTAGCAGCAGTAAAGAAATCTGTTGCCGTATTTGCGTTTGGCTTATTGAAAATGTTTACAAGAGTATCTTCAGAATCAACTAGAATTCGCTGATCAACTGGTCCCCATCGGAAATGACCAACAGTCGCACCCTCTGTAGTGCTAACTGCAGGCACAACCGTTGTAAGATCAATCTCGCTTACATTAACGCCCGGACTGACTTGGAAAGGCATGTTTTATCTCCTTCGATGTAAAGAGTCAAATGTTCAATTTACAAGAATATTTATAAAATCACAATCTTGAGAACACCTGATGTTTTTATAGTTTTCTATTTATAATTTCTTACAACCACGGTTTTTCATTTGGATTTACCAACTCACCATGCTGAAACTCTGCATCATCGGCAAATAAATTTTCAGTTTCTTCTATACCATCATTAATAATGCCAAATGGAGTCAATTCATCTAATAGTTGCTCTTGAGTTTTTTCTCTCAACGCTGCCATAGTATTGTTATCTGTGTATAACTTGAAGTAATCTTGCCCAGATAACCAAGCAAATAATACCAGACCCATTACCAAGTCGTCATGTTTTCCTGTTTCTGCTTCGTATGAAACACCTTTCTTAGAAAACGTTGACAGTTCGGAGATAGTATCAAAGTCGTTTATTATCAACTGATCTTGCTCAACTAACAACTTGAGTATTGAACAACCAACTGCCTTCACTTGTTTGGTGGTTCGAATACCCTTATCAATTGATGTTCCCTTTTTACCAAACCCACTGGAGATTCTTTTACCTGCTCTGCCAGCAGACTCAGTATATAATATATTCTCATAATCATAGTCATACAGCAACAAAGATGGAACTTGCTCGCCGATATCGTTAATCTCAACCAGCACAACTGCATCGTTATACATTGTGCACACTCTATGTATAATTTCCGTGTATTCGACAGGTGTAACCATGTTATCTCTAAACGTACATACCTGTTGATATGGCATCTTTGTCACGTCTACAATATGAAACGCTGAATAATCTAAACCCTTACCACGTGAAACGTCAGCAACACAGAAATAGGTATGATCTTTTTCAGGTTGCTGATATAAACTGATTCCGTTCTTATTTTGTAGTGGTGTGCGACCAACTAATGCTTTGAGTTTACTTCCGTCTACAAGTGTGCCTGAAGACCCTAAGAACTCGCATTGGAACTCTTGCGCAAACTTTTGAAGATCAAAGTCCATTGATGCTAGAGTATCGTTCTTCCATACTTCGTCACGACCTGGAACTTCTTCCCATGGCACCTCTACATACTGATAACCATTCGTGCCTTCCTTCGCACCCTCGCAGGTCTTATAAAAGTGATTCAAACCGTTAGGAGTAGAAGTCAATAGAATCTTGGTTGTAGTACCAGAAGAAATCGTAGGAAACACAGAAGCAAAGAACTCGTCCCAGTTTTCAACGAACGCTGCCTCATCAATGTATAGAAATGAAACAGACTTACCACGAATCGCACTTGAAGAAGTTGCCGCAGCGATAATCTTACATCCGTTCTCAAATTCTACCGAACCTTTGTTCCACTCAATCACACCCTGTTGTATCCACTTAGGCAGTGCTTCGTACGCAATCTTGATACGATCTAAAATTTCTCGTGCACTGTCACCTTTGTTAGCGAGCAGACCAACCGTCTTATGATCGTTGAATAGAATATAGTGTAGGATAACTGCCACCGCAGTTGTAGTCTTACCTGCCTGACGAGATGTAACAACCGTAACACGTCGATTGTTAGTGATCTTATCTATGATTTCTCTTTGATAGTTGTAAAGTTTGATTGGAATAAGTCCATGATCAACGTGAACGATGTTGATGTACTTTTCCGCAAAGTATGCTGGATTCTTAGAACACTTTACAAACTCTCTTAGTTTCTGTTCGTCCCACTCAACGTTAACACGAGCACGTTTGAGATTGACGTTACCAAGATATCCCTTTTCAATCTGATTCATCTTTCATCATCTTTAGTAAGTCAGCAGTAGAACCAACATATAGATTATTGTTGGTTACATTATTTTCTTCACGTGGATGCTTTTCTTCATCTTGCAGTGCTTTCACCTTCTTTTGAATTTCAAGTAGATCTTTATTTGCGTCAACTAAAGTTTTTGTTAACTGACTTACCACCTCAAAGGCACGAGGATGTTCACTTGCCTTCGCTAATTCTACCAACTGGTCAAGTGCATTAGAACTGGTTTCGATTATACCATAGAGATTACTTCGAGCATATTCGTAGTCTTTACGAATCTCTTTGTTTCTATCTTCCGATTTAGGAATCACAACTTGCCTTTTGCTTTCTTCATCGTTAGTAATCAAGTCGCCCTCTATGTTAAGGATTTCATTCATGTTGTCAGTTAGATTTTTCATATTTATTTTATCTGCGATTGGTTGTATATTCCAGTTAAATCAATCGGCATAGATTCAGCATGGCAATATCCATTGCTTTGATGATGAAATCCTGAAATTACATATCTATATTTTTCTTCAAATTCAGTATAGGTGCTATGAAAATATGATCCATGAAAAACTGCGAGAGAATTTTCCTTTCCAGGAATTACATGATATAGTTCCCAATCTTCATCACCCTCAAATTTTTTCCATGGTTTTAGTTCTCCTGTGTGATACTTACCGCCCAACCCAACATCTCTATGATAATGTGGCACTGGGTCAGCAGTTGACACATGAGTGCTGCCTCTAAATTTATAAAATGCAGTTCCCCCATTATATTCATTTAAATATGCTTGACATGATACAGTATGATAATCAGCATGAGGAATCCAACAATTTTCATAAACTCTATCATCTTTATTTGCAATAATAGTACCAAAAGAAAATTTTTGTCTAATAAAAGTATTTTTTGGATACATACTTTCACATATGCTTTTCATAAGAAGAGTGAACGGTTCAATCTGAACGGGATGGAAATACTGCCTACTCCCAGGAACTGTAACAATTCTTTTATAAGCAGGAAATCTTTGCAAATAACTAACTGCTTTATCCAAATCTACAAATACATCTTCACAAGAAACATACCACATATTGGTATTTTCAACTTCAACAATTTTAGGATTTATATTTGGATTAATTTTTAGTGCTTCGTCTCGTTCTTCATGTGTAAAATATAAAAAATCATCTTTTTTCATCAGTGTTCGTGCCTATTCACTCCATCAAAATAATCAAAAGAATCGAAAGCATATCCATAATCAGTGTTAGCAGTAATGCTGGTATAGATAATACTTGCTGAAGAGTTAGAAGTTGGATTGCCGTTTGCCAAAAGACCAGGTGTTAAAACAATCTTCTTATTTGGTCCAACCTCAGTTCCGATAGGATCTGCTGTTCTATTTATTGCCATGTCAATAACAGTTCGTTTGATGACACCCTTGTTCTTTGTTGGTCCAAACAAATATCCCTTGACTGTAAAGTTCCAAGTGTATATAATTGCTCTGCGAGTTTGAAAGTCTGCTTCGTAAGTGTCTTCAATGGTCAGTCCGTTTAGAACTGTTGGTATATCATAGAAGTCTGGAACACTGTTAGACAAACGCAAACTCATCGTCCACTCTGGTCTAAAGTATGGAGCAATCTGCTCTACCACCTGAACCGCATCTTCGTTATTAGCGAACATACCATACAGCGACATATTGAAGTTGTATGGCACAGGTGTATACTGCGTTGAAACACTGTTAGCATATCGAGTAGCACTTGAACTCTTATTCATTTTATTCAGTCCACGCTCTGGAGCATAGACCATATCCGTCATCTCAAACGCAAGACGTGGCAACTGAATCGCAGTTGCTTGATCTAGACCAGGATCCATGTTCAAACGTGCTAAGAACTTTTCCTTTGGACCATAGGCAATTGGAACTCGTATCTGCTGCAGTGGAGTGTTAGAAGAATCAAAACGCACCACATCAATGTCGTTGAACATACGTCCAAACATTATAATGTATCTACGAATAGTTTGATTGTAAAAGAAATCTGCCATTATAGTTCACCGAATGGGTTTGATTCAGTCCAGTCAATAAAGTTTAGTCCACTGCCATCAGTTGTTCCAGTTGTCTGTGTTGTATAGAACTCGTTATTAGCAATATCGTCTGTATCTTCGATACGATAGTTTTCCTGAACAACACGAGAACCATCTTCCATAGAAAGTATATCACCTGCTTCAGTGGTAACTTGGAATGCCAACATATCGCCAGACTGTGCGGTTTCGATAGCATCGATTGCGGCAACTCCAGTGTCGAGTCTTTCGTGAGAGTACTCGAACAATTCACAGGTGAGATCGTAGGTTTGTAAAGAACCCATCTGATAGAACACTGCCTCGTGCTCTACGAACTTAATCTCGAACAGTTTGTTGTTAAGTGGGAAGTAAATTAGATCGCCTTCGTTTGGACGGTCTGTTGTGCCAACGGTATCAGTTCCGTCTAAGTAAACTTCCTCTGTAAAGCGACGACGTGATACAGTCAACACCATTTGATCACGTATCTCTAAACCAAACTTAGATAGGAAATCACCGTCTCCCTCAAATCCATCGACAGACTTAACATACATCTCGACAGGATATGCTGTATCAAACTTAGAGAGCACGTCCTCGCCAAACAATAAATCTTCTTTGACTAAAGTTCTTGGAATGTACAAACACTCAATACCATAGATACGAATAGACTCTATGATAAGATCCTCGATGAGCACCTGCTCCATCGAGTTTGTAAAGTTGTTGAAGTAATGATTAACAGTAGGCATTTAATTACCCAATCATGTCGTAAGTTGGAAGAGAATAAGTATTGATCATTTCTTCTTCCAATCTTCTAATCTCCTCATCTGCTTCTTGGTAAATTTGCTCACCATTAAAAGTAACACCACCAGGCAGTTGCATTCCTGTAAACTTTTTAAGGTTTGTTCCCCACTGTCGTTTAATAAGTTGCGTGCAGTATTTGCGCAACCAACGATCGCCCCATACGTCAGCATAGGTAGATGGGTCAACTGTCTTGTAGCAGTTGACAATAATAGTTTCGCCAGCAGATACTTTCGCTGCCCAGTCCATATCTAAGTATAGACGATCAGTGTGACGATTGAAACGAACTAAAGTTTGACCAACGAACAACTCTTGCATCAACGCAATACGTTCCATAGACATATAGTAGTTTGCAAACGTACCGTGTGCCCAGTCGTAAATTTCGTTGAGTGTAATCTGATAACGCAGATTGAATAGGTTGTTTGTGTTTACGCCAGCACCGATAGGCATAACTCCAACAACACCAACGATAGTCTCAGGCAACGTAATGTAACCGTTTGTAATATCGCTTGATGTAATTACATGCTTGTAATAGTCATGCTCAGTTCCGTCGTAGTGAAAGTCACGATAGTATTCAAGTGCATCGTCAATTCTATCCTGCACCTGATCTTCATCTACGTTTATTTCAATGACTGGATGACCAAGTTCTCTTAAGCAATACTTCTTAAATTCAGTTCTTGTGGTTGGAGTGGCCATAAAAAAGTCCCAATAGTTTATCTCTACTGGGACTATTTATAATGACAACATTCCCCCAAAACTAAAAATAGTTAATAGCGATATTAACTCTTCTTTTAGCATTTGTAGTATTTGTGCTGCTATGCATTTTTCCAGAATTAAATATAACTATTCTATTTTCAACGCTAGGAATTATAGTTTCATCATAAAATTTTGTATACCCATCACAAGTATTAAAAGAAAAAACAGCACCAAGATGATCAAATGGATAGTCTGTATGCATTCCATGCTCAACTAATTTTTCATGATATGGATAATTATTTATTTTTGACCTTATCATAGATTTAGGATTTAATCTATCGATTATAGGAAAAATTTTTTCAAACAAATGAGAACATGGTCTGTCGGATTTATATACATTATGGGACAGATAGTATAAGTCGTGGGATGTTTCTCCTGATGAAACAATCTCTTCATTCCAATACCAATCAATTTCTGTCCCAAAAACAACTTTTTTAATAGATTCGAATTCTTGTTTAGGTAAAAAATTATCAATAATCTCAAATTCCATAATATAATGAACCTTTAATTAACTCTTTCCTAGATAAAACGCACCTGCCGCAAGAATTGATGTCTTTAACCATTCAAAATGCACCACTGCGTTGTCAAATCTCAGGTATTCAACTATTGTTCGTTTCGTGTCGATAAGTCCAAACAAATAAGAACCACCAATCTCAGTTGTAACAGGAACAATAATGTCTAATCCTGTCAACCCTGCGATCATTGCCCATGCTCCAAGCACAAGCATAGAAAGAACGAATATTCTACGAGTTAGTTTTGAAAATGGATCGTTGCCGACTCTATCTGCTGCTGCGTCTGCCGAACGAGATGCGGACTCTCTGTCTGCGTTTTTCAGATCCGCTTTCTGTTGCCGATCTGCCATCATCATTTCCATCTGCTTCTGCTTGTTCTTCTGTGCCTGATCCATGAACTTGAACAGACCGCCCATCGCTGCGCCACCTGCCATCGTTATTAGTTCTACTGGAATCATTTACTTTTCTCCTATACAGAAAACTTCTAACGCTATTTATAAGAGTGATGAGTCCTGACACAAAAACAATAGCAAACAACCACCAAGGAATAGAGGTGATTGCCTTTTGACTATCAAAGTTTGGAGTTGGCAGAGGAACTG